GGCGGAACAGGAGCAGCAGGCTCACCGCTCCGCCCAGCCCACCTCGAACCCGGAGAACGCCATGCCGGTCGCGGCGTTCGACGGCGCCCAGAGGTAGAAGAGCCACCAGGCCTGCGGCGGAATCACGATCGGCGGATGTGTCGTGATGATCCGCGATGCCCCGGCAGGCGCCGCGGTGACGAGCGAGCCGGCCGGATGATCGCCCATGCCGAACTGGATGACGTACTCGTCGCCCACGACCGGGATCTGCGCGCGGAGCGATCCGTTGCCCACGATCGTGCGGGCGCCTTGGCTGGCGGCTGCAACGGTCGGCGGCGCACCCGCGGCCGCGGAGAGCGGGAAGTAGGGCTGTCCCTTGCCTCCCTCGGCCTGATCCAAGCTCGTCGCGACAACGAGCGGCTTGTAGCAGGTCAGCGTCGCCGCGGCGCCGCCGAGGAGCACGACGGTCGTCGGCGTGCGCATGCTGGCATCGAGCACCGATGCAAAGAGCAGGGCCGTGGCCGACGCGGGCGCCACCGAACAGAGGAACCGGAGGTAGCGGATATAGCAGCGGACCCCGCCATCAAACTGTGCGCCCTCCGTGTTCTGGAAGGCCAGGGCGACGGATGTGGCGGCGAAGTTGGCCGAGATGCCGAGCTGGAGCGCGGTGGCCTGCGGGCCGAGTGCGGAGATGAAGTAGGAGCCCTCATCGGCCAGCATCTGGTCGTTCGGCCACAGCGGGAGGATATAGTCCTCGCCGTAGCGGCTGCTACGCTTGGTGACCTCGTTGTTCGCGCCGCCGTCGGGCGTGACCTGCGGCTTGCGCCGGCTCGCGAGCCCGTGGATCAGTGCCCCTGGATACCGCATAGCGTTCCCTCGTTACGGTTGGGTCGGCACGAACAATCCGCCGAGCCGTTCGCTCACCATCTGGCGCAACGCGGCGAGCTCATCGATCACGCGCCGCTGCCAATTGTAGTCCATGAAGCTGTCGATCACGTTCCCATCGCTGTCCGCGATCGCCACGACCTGCAGCTCGACCTTCAACGGCACGCCGTCGACGAGCGTCGTCGCCTCGATCGTCCGGACCTGTGGCCCGGTCGAATTCGGCGGGATCTGGGCGTAGGTCTCTTTCGCCATCGCTCAATCGAACTGCCAGGTGCCGCCGGACTCGATGCGATAGAGCAGGCGGTAGTTCACAAAGCCATCGGCATCGTAGAGATCGTGCTTCATCACGGAGACGGTCGCGCTCAGCACCTTCAGCCGATTGAACGACACCGCTGGCCCGAGCGTGAAGAGCAGCGTGCGGGAGGTCCGCGCCTTCCGGTCCGCGAAGGGATCGTAGGTCGCGAGAGCCACCTTGCGGGCGCTGAGTTCAATCGTCGGATTGGAGTCCCCGAAATCGAACATCTGGATCCCGTCGGCCGCGTTGCCGGAGGCGAGCAGCTGCGCATCGACCCCGTTGAAATCGACGACCATCGCCAGCCAGTCCGGCGACCAGGAGCCGATCGTGAGGCCCGCATTGACCGCGGCGATCGGTTCCGTCGCGTCGTAGGTGATACCAGCCAGCGCACTCGTCACGGGATCTGTGGCGATGATGCCGACCAGCGTGTAATGCATGACGGCGAGTTCGCCGTTGACGAGCTCCAGCCGGCCGCGGCCGCGGCAGCCCGTAATCTTCCACAGCAAGCCGCCCGTGTAGGCGTAGACCGTGCAGGAGCCCTTCGTACCCGACGTCAGCGGCCCGTAGGTCCAGAGGACCGCGCCGTCCGTCTCCGGATGCCCGCAGGCCACTTCGAGTTCGGCGACTTCCGGCGGCACGTCAGCGCCAGCGCCCTTGATCTCTGCGAAGATTTCGAGCTTCGCCATCCGGCCGCGCGGGAGTGCCGCCTTCAGCGGAATAATCGACCCGCTCACGACCCCGCTGCGATCGTTCTCCCAGTTGTAGTCGGGATCAAGATTCGACCACATGTTTCGCTGCAGCCGCACGCCATCCGAGACGCCAGGCGTCGGGTCGACGTTATACGTCCCTTCGCGCTTGACCTCGATGCCTTCGACGGTGAGTAGCTCAGGCATTGCTGCTCCTTACCGCCCGCTCATAGGCTGCGCGGTCCTCGTGGTACTTCGCCCACGCGGCCTCGATCTCCGTGCGGCTGTTCTGCTCCGCATGCAGCTCGCGGGTCTCGTCCTCGGTCAATTCGCGCTGCCGCTGAAACTCCAGCAGCTCGTACTCCCGGGGACTCGGGCCCTCTTTCGGGATCCGGACTTTGAGCGGCTGTTTGGGCGGCTCGAGTGGTGCGCTGTCGATTTTCTTGGTCATGTCGTGTTGTCCCTATCCCAGACCGGCACCCGCACCGTTCCGATCGCCATGTAGTTCACGCCCTGCTCGTCCGTGTAGCCGTCGGAGATGCTGGCCTTCACGCTGCCCTTGGCGAGCCCGCCGGCGAATGTCGTGGTGGCCCCCGTCGGCACGCGCTCACACATCTCCTTGACCAACACCTCGCAGCCCAGCTCGATCTGCTCCTGCACCAACACCGGATCCGTTCCCACAATCACCAGGTCGGCGCCGACGTAACAGAGCGAGTCCCGTTTCCCACCCAATCCGCCGTCGGCCATCTGCGTATCCGCTTCGATCGCGTAAATCCCGACGGCGGGAAACGTCTGGTACTTCGCCCGCATGATCTCCGCCGTCTCCCGCTTCAGGATCGTCGGCGCGAATCCTGTGACGCCCTTGATCGCTGCCAGCGCCGCCAGATCGGCGTTGAAATTCGTGTTCGTGACCGCATAAACGCGCTCGACGACATCAAACAGCATCCGTCAGTCCCCGCTCGATCGCTTGCACGAGACTGCCCTGGTCTTCTTGCAGCGTGGCGCTCGCGAACGGATTGGCGGGCACGAACCCGAGCGACCCGCGGCCGCGGCGCTCGAGCAGGGCGGACCGCAATTCGCCCCGTCGACCTTGCAGGCGCCCGCGTGGACCGGTTCGCCCGCCGCCTGCCCCCTCGCGCCCAGGTCCCCGGGCGATGATCCGGTGTCCCCGCGCGACCAGGTGTCCGTAGGGCACGCCGACGATGAAGTCGATCTCCACGCCCTGGACGAATCCCTGGTTCACCCGACTGACGCGCACATCCACACGTCGCGCCAGCTTTCCCGTTTTCCCAACTGGGGCCCGGGCTTGCATCTTCGCGGCCGTCCCCCGCGTCGCGCGCGACAGGATCTGCGTGACCGTATCCCAGAACCGCTGCCCATCGGGCACCGGCCGGCGTTCGATCACGGTGATCTCGAGCGGCATTAGGCGAGGATCTCCTTCGCGTAGATCAGCACCTTGACCCGCTTCCCATCGGGATCCTGCGGCGGTCGCACGATCGCGAAGACGCGCGTCGGGCTTCCCGCCATCTCCAGGCGCCACCGCGGCGTGACGTCGCTCCGAAACCGAACCTCGAATTCGTAGTCCGCCTCCATCGTGAGCCCGGCCGGCGTGCCGCCTATCCCGCGCATCTTCGCCCAGACGTTGCCCTGGCTCGTCCACGTCACCGACGCATTGCCACTGGTGACCGACTGACTGGGCTTCTTGAGCGTCACCAGTGTGTTCAGCTGCCCCGCGCGCATCGCCTCACCTGCTTGTGAGAACGCCCGCCCGATGTGTTGGGCGGGCGTCCCCCTTTTGCAGCCGTCTGCACGGACCGCCTTAGTCGACGATCACGCTCGGCGGCGTCACCTGGCTGTACGCCGTCTCGAGGACCGCGAAGGCGCTCGTGATGTTCGCGGCGTTCGAGGCACCCGTTAGGACCGTGATGCAGTCGAATCCGCCGGCGACATCGAGACCCGCCGGCTCGATCTGGAAGGCCACCAGCTTCTCTTTCACGCCGGCGTCGGTCGTGAAGTTGACGGCATCTGCCTGGCGCACCCAGGCATCGGAGAGCGACAGGTCGACGATGAACCAGATCTGCACGACGTTCGCCAGCACCTTGGTGCCGGTGCCCGCCACGGCCGTGGCCTGCCGCGGGCTCAAGAGAATCGTCGCGGCGTTCCCCTGATCGACGTAGACGACGATCCAGGCGCGCTTCGCGTCTTTGAGCGTGATCCAGCGCCCGGTCCGTCCCGCGGCGTCGGCTGCCGGCTTCAGCAGGCCGATCGTTTTCGCGTTCTCCACGAGATGCAGCATGCGTGACTCCTCCCCGGATCCCCGGGGCTCAGGGTTACCGGGTCTGGAGCGTGACGATGTTGGACAGCGTGTTCGAGCCCTTGTAGGGCGTGATCGGCGCGTTCATCCACGACTGGCCGTCGAGGGCAAACATGAACCGGAACGCCGTCTCCGCGAACTCGAACCGCACGTGGATCGACGTCTCGTATTTGATGCCCGAGGCGCGGACGCCGCTCGCGTACGAGCCGAGGTTCACGAGGATGACGTCGCCCTCGGTCGTCAACGACTGGCAGTATTCGACGAAGCGAATCGCGCGGCCCTTCAGGGTGTTCTTGTCAGCGTTGTAGATGTTCGACGCGAAGCCGCCGACGTTTTCCGTCCCGGCGACGTTCTTGATGGGCGTGTTGAAGTCGTCGAGTGTGGGCTCGACATCGACGTTCATCAGCCAGATCGCACCCGAGCGAAGCCGCGGGTGCATGCGGGCCCACATCTTGTTCGCGTTGGCCTTGAGGAACGTGCCGGTCGGCTGCCCCGTCTCCTTGTTGACCGTGACCTTGGAGCCCGAGCCCAGCAGGCCTTTCGGCTGGCCGCTGCCGGAGCCGTTCACAATCGCATCGCCGGCCAGGAAGCCGAGCTCGTCCGTCGACGCGCTCCGGAGGAACTTCTCGAGGGCCGGCGCATTCTCGAGCGACTTCGCGGTGCAATAGACGAGCACCGCGAGCTCGTGCGGCTCGAGCTTCATCTGGCGCAGCTTGGGCTTGGACTTCGTGATCTGGTCGGCCTCGTTGATCCAGTACCCCTGCACGCCGCCGTAGCGCGAGCCGTTGGCCCGCGAGGTTTCGGCGTTCGCGTTGAACGAGAGCGACTCTCCCTCGACCGGGTACTGATCGGTCTCGCCGATCAGGTTGTCCGTCGATGCGTTCAACTTGTCCCAGATGTCGGTGACGAACTGCGGGGCGACCGCGAAGCCGCCCTCGGAGGGGACCGTCTGGCTCATGCCGGACGGGGCGCCGGCGTAGAGGCGCTTGTCGAACTCCCCACCCGGGGAGTACGCCGCCTGGATCGCCTTCATCTGCTCGCCGAAGGTGAGCCAGGGCTTCTTGACCGCGAGGTCTTGGCCGCCGGTGACGACGACGTCGGCCGCGGCGCTCGAGCGCACGGGCGCGGCGAGCTTTTCGGCCTCTTCGATGGCGCGCTCGCGATCGATCGATGCTTTCAGATCGATGCGCTTGGCATCCAGGGCCTTGTACTCCTTGTCCTGGTCTGCCGTCAGCTTGCCATCGGTGGCTTCGGCCGCTTCCAGAATCACCTTCTGGGCGACCACCGTCTCACCGTGCTGTTTCGTGTATTTCTCGAGCCGCGTCATTGATCCGCTCCCGTGTGGGGCGGGCCTTGATCGCAACCGGTTTTCCGGGGGAGATACAGAAAGCGGGCAAGGACACCGCGCCAGAGTGTTGAGCTCTAGTCGCATAGTCCTCGCCCGCTGTCGCGAAGCGAATGACTCGACGTCGATTTTTACTGCTGGGCCTGCCGGGACGCTGTCGCGTCTCCGATCAGGCGATGGAGTTACTCTATGAGATCTCCTTCCGGCTGTCAAGCTTCGACGTTAGCTTACCCAGTGTAGAACCGATCAACCCGGTCGCCCAGCGACCACAACAAAGGAGCCGCATATGGCAGCCACCAAGGCTGCGCCCGCGTCCGCGGGCGAAGTTACGCTCACCGTCAAAGCACCGAATCTCAAGATCATCGCCTGCCGAATCACCGGAGATGCGCCCTATCTCCAACACGCTTTTTCCCAGAAGGCGATGAGCCAGATGGAGCAGAAGCAGCGCGCAGGCTCGACCGCGCGCGGCAAAAAGCAGCGCGATCCGCGCGACTTGGAAGCGGATTACGAAGCCGCCAAACATCAGGCGGTCGAAGGCTGGGTCGGGATTCCAGCAGCGGCAATTCGCGCAGCCCTCATCTCTGCCTGTCGCCTCGTAGGCTTCCCGATGACGAAAGCGAAGCTCAGCATCTTCTGCGTGGCCGATGGCCGCGACTTGCTCGACGGTCAGGGCCTCGTGCAGATCACCGGAACGCCGGAAATGAGCGTCATGCCGGTGCGTTTGGAAAGCGGCGTGGCCAGTCTCGCCGCTCGGCCCATGTGGCGCGAATGGTCAGCGATTGTTCGGCTGCGGTTCGATGCTGATCAGTTCACCGCCGCCGACGTGCTGAACCTCTTGATGCGAGCTGGCGCGCAGGTCGGGATCGGCGAAGGGCGGCCTGATTCACGTCAGAGCACGGGCCTCGGTTACGGAACTTTCACCGTGGAGATGGCATGACAACGACGGATCGGGCGGTGATCATCGCCGCCCAAGACGAGGAGTTGACGAAACTGGCGGCTCGCCACGGCGGCCACATCACCGCCCCCCAGGTGGTGGCGTTCGCGAAGCGCCCAACGACGGCACTCCACGAGTATTTCGAATGGGACGACAAGATCGCGGGTCCCCGCTGGAGAATCGAACAGGCGGAAAAGCTGCTCCGGTGTCGGCTGGTGCTGCTCGAAACTTCGGATGGCGAGCCGATGAAGGTGCGCGGCTTCGTCAGCCTGCCGTCCGAAGGTGGGTATCGACGGTTGATCGACGTCCTGAGTAACCCCGAGCAGATCGAGGAACTACGCCAGGATTATCGGGCGAGACTGGAGTCGCTCCAGCGGCAGAGCGCGGCCATCGCGCGCCTAAGCAAAGATCCGCTGTATGTGAAGGTCGAGGCGTTGTTGCAGGACGAACCCGTCGCCGTGTAGGGCGGGGCTTGGCATGGCGGGGCAGGCGAGGCAGGGCGCGGCGTGGCGCGACTAGGCTCGACGCGGCGCGGCGTAGCAGGCGCGGCGAGGCACGGCGGGGCTCGGCAGGACCCGTCAGGGTGCGTCAGGGCAAGGCGTAGCAGGCATGGCGAGGCGCGGCAGGCAGGGCGTGGTGCGGCGGGGCGAGGCTAGGCTTGGCTCGGCACAGCATGGCTCGTCTCGGCAGGGCCTGGCAGGCGCGGCGGGGCAAGGCTAGGCAAGTCCTAGCGATGCGGGGCAGGCTTGGCAGGGCAAGTCGTTTCTATGCTCGTCAGGGCTGGGCCAGTCCCGGCAGGGGATTAAAAGATGGCTAGCGGTCTGATCGACGCTAGCCATCCTGTCTATCCCAGAGTGTCCAGTTCCAAACGGCGGCGTAGGATGTCCGCGCTCGGTCCGCGCCGCTGAACCCGCGTGGCCAGTCGACCGACCGTCTCTTCGAACGTCGCCACGCGATCAGCGAGCTTCGCGCGAACAGACTGCTCGGCGCCGAGGACCCGACCTTCTCCATAACCATCACGGACGGCCCGCTGTGATTCCGCGTTCCGTCCTTTTGCCACGTCTCGGACGAACCATTGATATACTTCGTCCACGCGCTTTTGCATGAAGGCTTCCGCTTCAACATCGAGCGGTTCCCAGGGCGCGCCTTCGAGTTTGTACCGGCCTGCTGAAACCGCCCGGATCTTGATGCCTTCGTTCGCTAGTTTCTGGGTCCAGTCTTCGTGTAATTGGTAAACGCCAATCGAACCTGTTTCGCCCGATGGCGCGACAACTACCTCATCAGCCTGCGAGCCCAGCCAGTAGGCAGCCGAGGCCATCAGGCCATTGGCGAGGGCAGTAATCGGTTTCACCGCACGCGCGGCGGCTATCTTCGCGGCAAGTTCCGGCACGCCGTTGACCGTCCCCCCGGGCGAATCAACGTCGAGCAAAATCGCGTCCACGCGGGGATTCGCAATCGCAGAAGCGAGCGCCGCCCCGACCTCATCCGTCGATGTGCCCAAGCTCTGCGGATGCTGGGCGATCATTCCCTGAATCGGAATGACCTGGATGGTCGTTTGCTTGTCGGGCGCAGCCTTGGTACGCGGGGCGGCAATCCCAAGTTCGGCGTGCAGCGCCGCGCCATCGAACGCTTCGCCACCGATCTTTCGCTGAAAGATCTGCGCAAGCTTGACTAGCGTGTCGTGCTCAAGCAGCACCGGCTGCGAAAGCGCGCGGACCAGCTGGATGATCTGACTCATGGGCCTATTCCTCTCGCGCGGCCGCGCCGGCAGTGAAGGTCTCATCCAGCACCTCGGCGATCTGATCCCGACGACCCGACTCGAACGTGGGAAGCATCGCGGCCGCCAAGCCCGTGCGCTCAATCCGTTCTGCCGCTTCCTCGAGGATCCAGGTCTCAACCTCGAAGGCTTCCCCCGATGGTGCCAGCACCTTCACGGCATAGTCGCGATGCCCGGCGTAGTACTTCGTGAGCCAGGCCGTGATCTTGGTGGGATCCCCGCCGCGGGCCAGCCGTCGGCCGACGTCGGCGAGCTCGCGGCTGGCAATCCGATTCACCGCATCCGCGAGTAGGGGAGCGGGAATCACGCGCGCCGCGATCGCGGGAGGCGTCGGAGCGGGTGGCGTGGGCTCGACCAGGGCCTTTGCTGGTGGCGGTGGCGGCTCTGGCGGCTGCGCCGGCGGCGGCTGATTCGGCGCATTCGGCGCCGCGCCCGTTGGCGTCTGCTGATACTCGTCGCCGCCCGCGTCATCGCGCGGGTTCTCGTTCTCTTTTTTGAGGACGTCGTTCGGGCTGTAGATCCCGATCGTGCGGCCGATCTGGTAGCTCTCCATGCGCGTCTTGAGATCCCCGCGCACGAGATCGTTGAGCAGAAACTCGAAGAAGTAATCCTCCTGCTCCGCCTCATCGAGCAGCGAGCGGCCGAGCGCCTGCGCCCAGCGATCGAGCCAGGGTTTTTCCGTGAAGTCGATGAAGCCCTGAACCTGCTGCTCGACGCCTGTGCCCCAGGTCGTCGCTTTCTCCTCGAGGCCGATCATGAAGAGCGGCACGCGCCAGAAGCGCGCGATCTCTGCAACCTGGTAATTCCGCGGCGCGATCAGGAATTCGGAATCGGTCTGTTTTCCGAGCTCCTCGTGCTGCAACCCGCCCCAGAGAAACATCGTGTTCGAGGCGTTGCGCCAGCCGGCGTAGTTCTCGGCGACCATGCGGCGATATTCGGCGCGCTTCGCTTCATCCGGCGACGTCGGGGATGACAGCACCAAGCGTCCGGTCGCGTTGTTGCGGAAGAATCCGCCCACGAAGGCCTCGGCTGCCTGCGCGACGGCGATCGCCTCGCGCGCCAGGATCGCGCGCGCCTGGCCGATGAATCCGTCGTCCGACAGATCCCGCACGTGGAGCACCTGGTCCTGCAGCAACGTCTCGGGACCGCTGAACGGATTGTTGTACTGATACCGCATGCGCGTGTCCGAGAGCTGCTCGATCGTGACGCGACTGGCGTGCATCGGCTGCAGCTCGATCCGATTACCGTCGTCCACGATCTTCGCCATCGCGTTCCCACGCATGCCGGCCGACATCTGGCCGCCCGTGAAGAACTCCATCGGGGTCATCCATCCGTTCGGACGCAACCGCACGGTGCGGTAGGCGCGATGCGTTTTCGCGCGCTCCTTGCCGCCATCCGGCAGGCGCTTGTAGAGAATGCAGGGCAGCGAGGCCAGCGTCTCCGCGATCAGGCTGTTACATGCGAATACCGCGGCGCAGCGCTTCGCTGACTCGGGTGTGATGCCGACGCCGGCGAGCGTATCGCTGTAGTCCCACGATCCGTTCGGCGTCCAGAGCCGCGGGTCGTCGAAGGGCAGCGCGCCCTGGTCGGCGCGGATCGCGGAGCGTTCCAACCGCTCAAACAATCCCATTTTATGCCGCCTTCCGGGGTTTGCGAGGCACGAAGACGCCGAACAACACGAGGGCGACACCGATCGCGACGGCCGTCCAGGACGGCGAGAGCCGCCATCCGCCCCAGGCCGCGATGACAAGCCCGCCGTAGACGTGCGCGTCGCGCAGATCGATGTCGGGCCGCGGAATCCGCGGGATCCGGAGCCAGGAGGGTCGTTTCACGCGAAATCCACCAGCAGCCCCTCGCCTTCCTTCGGCGCCACGATCGCGCGGCCGAGCGCATTGATCGTACTCAGGACACCGTCGATCTTGGCCTTCGACTCCTGCTTGTCGGGCACGATATTGTCGTTCGAATCGCGCCGGACCGAGGCGTTCCCGACCATCCAGCGCATCACCGGATGCCCACCGTGCCGCAGTTTTCGGTCGACGATGAGCTTTTCGAACTCTTTCGCCGGCTCCGAGAGCGACTTCATGCCTTGCCGCATTTCGACCATCCGGAACCCGTGTTCATCAACTGTTGGGTTCAGCTCGTTCTGCAGCTGCACGGCGAGCTGCGTGGCGTTCCAGGGGTCGTACCCGATCTCTTTGATCGTCATTTGCCCCGCCAGCTTCAGAATGTCGGTCCGAATGAAGTCGTAATCGATCACGTTGCCGGGTGTCGTGATGAGGACGCCGGCCTTCACCCAGGGCGCGTACGACGGCAACCGGTGCTTCCGTTCGCGCTCGGCGACGAGCTGCTCGGGCACCCAAAACCGGAAGAAACAGTCGAGAAACCCGTCCGCGGCGAACGCCAGGAGCGTCAGCGCGGTGATATCGAGCTTCGTCGAGAGATCGATGCCGCCGTAGACGTTCCGCTTGAGGAGCGAGAGCGGCATCCCCGTGCAGGCATCCCATGACTCGATGGGGATCCAGCGTGTGACCTGTTCCGTCCAGCGGCCGCAGTGCAGCCGCAGGAACGTATTCAGGAACGACGGCTGCGTTTTCGCCTTCTCGCACTGGCTGGCGAGGTAGGAACGCTTCACCGCGACGTCGATCAGCGGATTGGCTTTCTCCCAGCTGCGCGCGTCGCGATAGTCATCCTTCTCGTCCATCGACGCGATGTAGGCGAAGAGCCCGTCGTCCTCGACGGTGCCCTCAAGGACGTTGCAGGCGTGCTCGTGCTGCTGCCAGCCGATCGATTCGGGGTCGTAGAGGCCTGCCGTCGTGATCGCGATCGTCATCGGCTGCCGGCGGGCGCCCTGCGCGGTGTCCAACACGTCCCAGACGTCGCGGTTTTTGTGGGCGTGCAGCTCGTCGATGATGTTGCCGTGCGGATTTAGGCCGTCGAGTGTGTCGGAATCCGCTCCGAGCGGCTCGAACTTCGCGCCCATCCGCAGGCAGTTGATGTTGTTGCGGACGGTGCGCACGTACTTCTTGAGCTCGGGTGACTGCTTCACCATGGCCACCGCGACGTCGTGCACGATCTTCGCCTGATCCTTCTTCGTCGCCGAGCTGTAGACCTCCGCCCCGAACTCCCGGTCGGCCACCGTGAGATACAACCCGATTGCCGCAGCCTGGGTGCTCTTCGCATTCTTGCGGGCGACCTCGATATAGGCGATCCGGAAGCGCCGCGTCCCATCCGGCAGCATCCATCCGAAGACGGTCGTCCAGATCCGACGTTCGACGTCGTTGAGCTCGAGCAGTTGCCCGGCCCATTCTCCTTTGGAATGGCGGCAATAGCGTTCGATAAACTCCACGACATGCTCGCCTGCCTCGCGACTGAACCAAAAACCCTTCGGATGCTGCGTCTTGCGCGGATCCGCCGGCATGCCGTCCGGATAGGCGAGCTCGAGATCGCGCGCCTGGCGCTCCCAGCACAGACGCTCGTACTTCCCGATCGCCCGCGGATGGCGTTCGGGGGGCGGTGGAGGCAGAAACCGCCGCTTAGGCGCTACCGCTACGGCCAAAGAGGAACTCCTCGTCTTTGGACTTCGGTTTGCCGGAGGCGCCAGGCACCACCAGCCCCACCATATCGCTCGGCGTCATCCCGAACTTTGCCCCCAGCCGCATGGCTTCACGATTCGCTTTCATCGCGAGACTCCGGTAACGCTCTACTTTCGGCGATCGCGGCTTCAATTCCTTCAACAACTCCGAATAGATGGCGTAGATCGCCCGTTCTTGGCAGAACGAGGCGAATTCCGAGGCACCGCGGCCGGTGAGCAAACCCTCGCGTTCGAGATCTGGCGCGAGCTGCGCCCACAATTCTTTCGCCGGATCGCATAACCAGGCTGGGCAGGCCGCTTGGCCACGCGGTTTCGGCTCATTCTCCGGAATCCGGCGGTGTCCAGGGTTCCCTTCGAGGATGCGGAGGGCGGTCGGCTTCGGTGGCGGTCCGCGGCGGCCCATTACTCGCGCACTCCCCCTATCGAAAACCTGCGAGAGGCGCGCGACTTG